AAAAACAAATGAACCATCTACAAGAGTTAATCTTGCTGCAGCTACACTTGCTATAATTCCTCTATTTACTCCACTTGTATTTAAATAAGTATTTTGACATAACTCAATAGAATCATCAGCTTTATAAGCAGTTAAAAAACTTGATTGACCCATACCTAAAACTGCATAACCACCACCAGAAGCAGTATAAACATCAGTAGGTAAATCAGGAGCACCTATTCCTACTTGACCTAAAGTATCTATTCTCATACGAACTTCAGCTTGATTATTATCATAAAAATAAAGGTCGTTTTTATAACCTGCTGCTGCTCCACTTCCTCCTACTCCTATATGATATCCTTTAACATCTGATTGTATTGCTAATCTTGGATAATGAGTAGAAGTAGTATTTTTTATATGTATTACGCCATCATTAGCACCTGCACCTAATATATCTAGTTGATAAGTTGGGTTGGGATTTCCTACTCCTAAGTTTCCAGAACTGTCTATTGTTAATCTTGGTGTTAAAGTACCTGCATTATCATTACTAAATATTATATTTGTTGGATAATTGTTTGAACTCCAAGTTCCGCCTCCTGTAAATTGTATTTGAGCACCAACAACATTAGCAGTTGGGTCATCAGCAGATACTTTAATTGTTCCAATAGTATTGTTTTCAAAAATTGAACTATCAGACCTATGTAAAATTAATTGTTCTGTTCCGTCAGTTGTTATTTTAGTTGTTCCATTACCTTGTATTTTCAATTTTTCATTACCTGCTATTGTAAAAATAAAATCTGATGATGCTTCTGTGCCTGAATGAGCAAAAGTTACTGTATCGCTTATAGCATCGTTGCTTATATTAAGTTGTTGCCCTATTTGTAAATTAGTTTTATAAGTTGATGGAAATGTAGCTATTAATTTATGATATGTTCCAGAAGTTAAATTTAATTGACCAGAACTGTCAATAACCATTCTAGGGCTATTGTTTACTTTAAATGACATACTATCGTCATTATGGTCATAATCTATTCCACCCTGAACTGAAGCATCGGAATCACCAAAATAAATAGTTGAGTTAGTAGTTGTATCACCTGTTTGTATATAGTATTCAGAATTACTTCCTGCTTCACTTTGTTGATGTAACAACCCATTTGGTGAGCTTCTGTTTATTCCTACGTTTCCATCACTGTCTATAATTATACCATCAGTACCACCACTTGTTGCAGTTAAAGACATTACTGTATTTGCAGTCGTTCCCATACCTATAAACATATTAGCATAACCAAAGTGGTTCAAAGAAATTTCAGCTTTATCTCCTGTAGCATTTCCTCGTAAATAAATTAAGTTTTTGCCACTGTTATTTGAAGCTGCTTTTAGTTGTATGTCTAAAGCATCTGGTCCAATAGATAAAGTTCCAGAACTGTCTAAACGCATTTTTTCTGTACTTCCAGTACTAAATTTAATAATCCCTGTACTACTTTGAGCATCTATATCCCAAGTATCGCCCTGATTTGTAGTTGTAGAACAATTAAAAACTAAACCTCTTGCTGTACCTGCGTCATCACCTGCTAATAATAATTTATCGCCTATTGCGTTATCATTAATAATAACTTTTCCTAAACTGTCTATTGTTAATCTTGGAGTATCTGCAGTTTTAATAGCAAATGAATGTGAGGTACTTGTACCAATAGACATTCTAATTGGACTTGAATCGTGATAATCCCAATCACTTTTTACTGCTCCACCATTTCTTTTTGCTTCAAATAATTTTACTGAACCACTATTTGTATAAGCACCCTCTGCACTAACTACTGTTGTTCCTGCTACAGTACTAACAAAACTTGAAGTTAAACCTGTTATGCTTCCTGCAAAAGTTGAACTTAAATCTTTATTAATTGTAAGTGCGGTAGCGGCAGTTGCCCCACCGCTTTGTGTTTGGAATCTAAAATAATTTCCCGTTGTATTAGCGGCCCCACCGGTTATTTTAAAAGTAACACCATCCGCTGTATCACTAGCTAATTCCCATGTTTCTCCTAAATAATTTCTTGTAGCATAATAGCTTGCATTAGCCCTAGCAATTATATTCCCAGTTACATCCACATTCCCTGCAAAGGTTGCATCTCCGTCACTATCTATTGTTAATCTATTTGTTGAAGCAGTAACAAAATTTAAAGTGTCGGCTGCTGACCTATGAATAGCAACACCCATTGATGGCGTAGCAGTATTTGCACCAAATTGTAAAATACCATTAGTGTCTAATTTTAGCGTTCCATTTACATCTACATCCCCTGCAAAGGTTGAACCACTACCAGAAATTGTTAACTCAGTACTTCCTGCAGGTTTTATATAAACAGCAGTAGGAAACATAGAAATAGCATCTGAACCTCCAACACCTAAGTTTAATACATCACTTCCTGTACGATACATTCCTGTATTTGTATCACCACTAAAAGTAATTGCAGGACTTGTTGAACTTCCATCTGGTAACAATATTTGGTCTCCAGTACTTACAACAATATCAGTTCCGTCAGTAATATTGCCATTTGCTAAAACCTCAGAAAGCTCATTGTTTGCTCCAACTTGAGTATCTACATAATCTTTTACTGCTGCACTTGTTGGTAGAGTGGTGTCATTATCATTAGAAGCTATTGTGTCAGATTCTGTAACAAATGAAGCAATAGTCGTGGCATTTCCTCCAATAGCTATGCTCCCTGTAAAATTAGCTTTTAAGTTAGCATCCAATGTCAATGCTTCAACATTACTAGAAGCAGCAGTTTTAACTGCAAATCTTAAACTGTCATTTGCATCTGAACCGATCTGTCCTCCATTCCAACTAGTATCAGCATTATTTCTAAATTTTAAATCTCCTTTAACTAGTAAATTACTGTCACTTTGTATGTAAGAAGTAGCTGTAATAGTGCTAGTTGAAGATATGCTACCAAAAAACTCAGTATTTTGACTAGAATCTATAGAAACAGCAGGTGTTGAATTAGTTCCAAAATTTATGCCACCATGCTTGCTAGTTATTCCTAAAATAGAATTTGATAAACTAATTATAGCTCTTTGACTTGCTGCATTATCAATCCATGTTATATCACCACTCGAAGCACTTCCTGAACTATCAGAATCTTGTAAAGTAATAACAGGAATAGTGTCAAATATTTTTATGTCTTTTGTTAGTAAATATTGAGTAGATTCTTCAGTAATTGAACTATCTGTTAATACTGTAGAAGTACCTGAGCCACTCCAAAGAGCTATTTTACCACCTGTTCCTGATCCTGTTGGCTTACCTGCGTGGCTTTCTTGTACAAAAGCAGTAGTTGCTATTTTTGTAGTATTGTCTCCTGCTGTTTGTGTGACTCCTGTTGTTGCTGTGTTTATAGTCCCATTTAAATCACCACTAAAAGTAGTAGCTATTACTGATGAGCTAGCTTTTATATTGCCAGAAACATGAAGAGCTTCTGTTGGAGTAATGCCTATTCCTATTTGTGTAGTAGAAACATATAAAGGAGTTACATTTCCAAGTCCATCTGTAAGTTGTTTAGCTGTTCCTCCTATGGCATCATTATCTATTGTTTTTATAATTGCATCATAAGTAGCTGAAATTAATTGTCCTGTAAATGTTGCCAATTTGTTTTATTTTTTAATGATTCTACTTTATTTTCTAAATATTTTTTAAGCAAGATTTCGTTTTTCTCCTGCTCATTTGTTTTTTTTAACTTAACTGCCATCCACCAAAATTTGCTGAGTCGTCTGGATATATGTCTGGAAAACTATTTGCATAGTATTCAGGAAAGTTTGCTGCTGCATTATCTTGTAAATAATCAATCAGTCTGTTACTAAAATATTGAGCAGTCGTTCTTTCTTTTTCTATTAAAAAGTCTACTTCGTTTTTATCAGCATTAACTGCATTTTCAGAAGTGTGTTTGTATATGCCATTATTAGAAATTGAATAGGCAGCGAAAGGAAGATATTCTACCATTGCCCAATGACATAAACTTGGTTTTATATAATCTGTCACTAAAGTCAAATAATGACCTGCTAAATTGTTATTAGCAATTTTAGTTTCAAGTTGATTATATAATTCAGTTCCTAAAAATCTTTGTATTTGAATTTCCTGTGCAATAAAAATATATTGAATAAATTTATCTGTATCAATATTTCCATTAGCTGATGTGAACCTTACTAAGTCGTCTCTGTTTATAAATAATACCTGTGCCATAGTTTAAATTTTATTTTGGGTATGCTCCTCTATTAGGCATATTTTCAGGAGCTGTTGCTGCCTGTTTTGAACCTCTAGGATTTCTGTTATATGTTTTAGGAATAGTTCTAGTCTTTTTATAATTAGAAAGATTTTCAGATGGCTCAGTATTGCTTTCTAATCTGTATAAAACTTTTCTCCATTTATGTCTGCAATAAATGCCTCCTTTAAATTTAAATAAATCGTAAGCTCTACCTTTATGACCTAACTCTCTGTTTACACCCTCTCTGCTTGCTCTATCAATATCTTCTAAAGTCCATACAATACCTGCTCTAGCCATGTCCATCATATTTGCACAAAAGTCTCTTTGTGTTTTACTTGGCTTGTTTGATCCTATTGCATAAGTGTATCTTATCTTATATAATCCATTTTTAGAATCTAAGTCACTATATGAACTACCTTTCTTTTTAGAATCTATTTCATCAGCAAGTCCTAGCAGTCCTTTGATTTTAGAAAGAGTACTTTTTTTCTCATTTATAAGGTAGTTTGCCCAGTCCTCATTGTCAATATCTTCATCGTTGTCAATTTCATCAACAAAAACATAATTATCACTCATTTTCTCACCTGCTTCTGCTAGAATACCTAAGATGTTTTTAGTTTCCTCTTCATTTAAATCATCTTTAGTCAAACTCATAGACTGTGGGTAGTCATCATGTGATTCACATGGCATATACCAAGTTTTTCCATCTTCGTCTTTATGTGTATGTGAACCTTTACAACCTAACTTCTCGGCTTGCTCCTCAGCTTCTTCAGGAGTTTCAAAAACAAGTTTGCCATCTATTTTCTTTAAATCTACCTCTACTTTTTCTTCATCTATATCTTCTTGCTTTATTCCTGTTTCTTCTTCAACTTGATCGTCTGTTAAATCAGTATCTTCATCCATAAAGTCTAATGGTTTAAGAGTTTTGAAGTAAAGATTAAGAGCTATGTCATTAGTTGTTAAAAGGTCATCTAAAGCATCAATAACAATGTCCTGAGCAGGCTTAATAACGATGTTTAAGAATAAATCGGTAGCTGTTTGTATTTCATCAGCATTATTCCCTAGTCCTCCTCCAGATTCTCTAATTCCTAGTAAAAGAGGAGAAGTAATTCTGTGACCTACCATTAATTTCTTAACACACTCCTCAGCTAAATAAGCATAATGTTCTGGAGCATTGTTTAGTGATATATCTTCAACAGTTGTAGCAGATTCTTGATTAGAATTAAAGGCAACTATTACTTTGTCACCAATAGAACCTGTAAGCTTGCCTAAGATGTCGTTTTTTATTTGAATTTGTTTCTCTTTGTCAGGTACTCCATTGTTAAAATTAACAACTTTAGTTCCTGAGAAAGAATTTTGTGTCTCATTGATTAAGTATGCTGAAATTTCTTCTTCTAAAAGTGCATAAGGCATTGAAGCAGCATAGCTAGGTAGGCTATAATAGTGAAATCCAACAACGTATTTTTTGACAATAAATATTTCATTTAACTCTTTAGATGTCCCAAATACAGGTATTCTTTTAAGTTTATCGTTTCTGTTGTAGTCTTTCCAGTCAGGGTGGTAGTAATAGGCATCTATTTCGCCCTTATCGTTGCATTTCTCGGCTCTTAAAGTTTGTCTTGGGAAGTAGGTTAGCTTGCTTATTTTTCTCTCTGTATTATAAGTTACTTGAAACGCTCCTTCTCCTAAAATTACAAAGTCTTGTACTACTCTAAATAGGTCTTTATTTTTAAGTAATGATCTCATCTGTGCATACTGCTCTGGTTTTTCGCTAGAATCAGTAGCATCTATTCCATGACCATAAACAAAATTGGTAACTCCATTTAAAATAGCATGGTTAGTAGTTGAACCAATATATCTGTCTATGACATATTGATAGTAATCGTTATTATCTCCAATGGAGACAAAATCTTGGTTTCTTTCTTCATAAACTCTTGGTGCTTCGTAAGAGTTAAGATTTAAAATGTGAATGTCGCTTTTATGCTTCATAGAATATAAATTCATTAGTTGAGGTCGTGGTTGTGTACTCTCCAGAATTAACAGTAAATGTGCTTATTGGTGATTGATTAGTGCAAAAGATTCTTCCCCTAAAAACTTCTTTTTGGTATCTTGTTATACTTAATGTGTAAAAATTATTTTCCTCTAAACCTGTAAAGAAATCACTAAACTGATACCAATATTTATCTAAAGTAAACTCGTCAGTAAAATTGTGAGAATAAACATTCTTATTTTCAGAATCACTAGTTATGTTTACTGCATAAGTAGTATTGGTGCTATATTCTCTAGGAATTACTTTTATTGTCTGTAATGTATTCACATCCCTTAGTATTATCATAACTTAATTTTTAAATAAAAAGGGGTGACTCGTTAAAGTACCCCTTTCTAACCTAAACAAAACTTAATGAAAAGAAACCTATCGTTTTTTAGCTATTAGTACCTACTACTATTGTTTCAGTTGCACTTGACAAGCCTGCAAAAGGATTAGCCAATGTTGCACCTGATATAAAATTAGCAGGAAGTTTTTCTTGTGCTGTAAGTGTTAAAGTGTATCCACTTAAATCACCCATAGCTGTTCCTGTAGCAACTGTTCCTCCAGTTACTTCAGCTCCAAACTCAACACCCATCAAGAAACCATTTCCGTTGTTGTCAACGACTGCTACTTGTGGTCTTCCGTAAGCTAATAGCTTTATTTGTACATTATCTTCTTTACTTAATTTAGTAAGATTTAGAGTAAGGACTTGTTCAAAGAAAGTCGTTCCTGTTTCTCTTGAGCTTGTTATTGTTTGCTCTAAAGAACTACCTCCTTTTAAATCGTACTCGTATGCTGAGAAAGTTCCACTTGCATCTGTTATTTCATCTGCTGTGTATGTTATTGTTCCCAGTCCACCAAAGTCAACAAAGAAAACCTTTTGTATCCCCCCTACTACATCTTTACATGGGACTGCTCTACCTGCACTTAAATTACATGACATATTTATTTATTTTAAAAGGTTAAACTTTATTTACTTACTATTAAGCGTATAATACTACTTCGCTCCCTATTCCGTATTGAATACCTGCTTTCCATCTCATAATGAATCTAACATTTTGTGATCCATCAATGTCTTGCATATCAATAATTCGAATCTCGTTCATATCTGAAAGCAAACCGACACCAAAATATAAATTTGATGACTGAGCAGCTACTGCTTTGTTAGCAGGCATACCTGGAGAGTGGAATAATTTAATTCCATCAATAGTTAAAGGTACTCCGTTGTACCAAAGTGTTCCTTTGTTGTCAATACCTGAACCTGCACCTACTAAGCCTAAAGCTTGAATGTAGAATCTTAAAATATCAGTTCCTATATAAACGTGCATATCTTCTTTTTCGTAAACAGTTGCAGGAATAGCAGCTACTATTTTTTGTAATTCAGCAATTACATTTGCAGCATTAATTCCACCACCTACAGCAGCAACATCAATTACATCTCCGTCAGCAGCAAATAAAGTTGTAAATCCATCAAACTCACCTGTGTTTCCGTTAGTTCCGTTCCAAATAACTTGCTCATATTTGTCTGCAACTTTAGCAGCAAATTGTGTAATGATAAATTCTTGGAATGAAGCAGGTAAATCTTGATTTAACACAGAATAACCCATTTCAGCAGCTTGCCAAGTTTGAGAAAATTCTTTTTTACAAAATTCAGAATTGATTTGGAACTCCTCTAAAGTAAGTACTCTTTCAGTAAGAGTTACAGCTCCTGTATCTGTGAAGTCACAGGTTGCATCTTTAATAAAGTTTGAATCAAATGCTCCTTTCTGGATGACATATTTGTAGTCAATGTTTGGCATAATTGTTACACCTCCATTGTCTAAAGTTTTACCACTTAATAAAGCGATTGAGACATACTTATTTGCCCAAGAACCGCTAAAAGTAGAGGTAATGTTAACTGTTGTCGCTAAATCGACTTTGTGATTACTCATGTTTTAAAATTTAATTGTTATTTGTAATTATTTAATTTTTCTAATACTCTATCCATAGTGCTTCTCGCTCTTCCTTTTGCTAAATGCACTCTTTCTTTTTTCTCAACCTTTTCTGGGTTGTGATTAATTGGTTCAGCAGAAACTTCAACTTCATTTAATTCAACTTTAGCTGCTTCTACTTTTTCTTCTACTTTTTCTTCTTTTGAATACACTTCTTCTTCTTTAGAATTTCTGTCTTGTTTATCTGATTTTAAATCAGCAATAGCATCTTCTAAGTTTTTAATTCTTTTTTCCATGCCTTTCCAGTCTGCTACATCAGCTTCCTCATCCATTTCTTCTTCTTCTTTCATTTCTTCTTTTTCTTCTCCTGCTTCTTCCTTTTGTGGAACTTCATCGTCAACATCTTCTCTTACATCTCCAATGACTCCCTCTTCTTCAACTACTAATAAAGTGCCATCTTCAAATAAGTACTCACCAACTGGCATAGCTACTTTTTCGTCATCTGTCAAAATAAATACAGCTTTACCTTTTTCAAAAGATTCAGCTTCTATTCTAGTTCCGTTTTCACGTTTTCTTTCCTCTAACTCTACTTTAACTTCTGCTAGTTCCATTCCTAGAACTTGTTTTATTGATTCAACTATTTCTGATGCTTTCATTTAAATATTTTTTAATTGCTTATTATATGTACAACAAAATTCAAAAGTGTTTCCACTTTTTTTAGCTTGCCTGAGTTTTACCTATGCCCTGTGCATGAAGTGAACCATCACAACAATCCACACTATAAGTGTTGTCTTTACACAAACACCCTCTGCGACTGGCTTTTGGAGAATTATGTGCTAGGTTTTTAAATTTTTTCTTTCTTATCATATTGTTTGTTTTGATTATCACAACCTTTGCAAATAATATCCTTTATTTTTGCTATTAATTCTTCAGAAAGCACTTCTTCAGATAATTCTTCCTCTATTTGCTCTTTAGGTCTGTTAGCTTGATCTGAGAAAAATCCTTCTATTGAAAATCCTTTGACTTTGCCTGTTTTTACATAATCATTCCAAATTTTGTCATTATTGACTTTCATTGAAACCATCCAAGTCCCTTTTGGAACATCTAAACCATATTTTACTGATTTATCCATTTTAGGGTCATCTACTAACCAAGATTCAACAACTGTTAGGTTTTGTATAGCCATTTGATGCTCTAAAGTTGCTTTTGATTGATTGCCTCTTATTAAAAACATTTCAGATGCCTTTTTTACAGTATCTGTGGAGAAATAGACATAATAGCCTTCATCTTTCTCATTCTTTCTATAAATGGGCTTGTTAGGTATTAAAGCAGCACCCATAAGGATTCGTTTTTCCTTATCTACCTCTGCCATTTTGATTTCTTGGTTTTTAAGTGCAATAAAATCTGATTCTATTGCAGGAGATTCAACAACTGAAATAGCTTCTATTCCTGAATGTTCGTTTTCTTCGTCTAAAAATAATTCTATTATATCCATAATATATGTACAATAATTTTTGAAAGTGTTACCCTATACTTGCTCCTTCGACAATATTTCTGTCTAAACTCTGTGCAGTAGTTACATCATTAGCCACTACAAAAGCTTTGACTGGTTGCTGTGTCTGGCTTCCTATTGCTCCCGCTAGTTGATTTTCTGATGAAGCTCCTACTATATTAAATGCAGGAGGAGTTGAAGGCACAGATGCACTTGCACTACCACCTATTGACGGAGCAGAAGGAGTCCCTGACGATGCACTGCCTCCTCCTTTTACTTGAGTCAAAATATTTTTGGCTTGACCTACAGCACCTAATACTGCTGCTATTTGTGTAGCATAAAAAGCAGGAAAAGCAAAGGCTGCTGCAGGCCCAGTTCCTGCTGCTGATTTTTGTGCTATATCTAATCCCTGAACATATCCAACTCCAGTTTTTATTAAAATTTCAGCTAGTGCTGCTGCTTTTGCTGCTGCAGTACCTTTCTCAAATAAACCTCCTAATGCTCCTATTGCACCACCAATGGCAGAAACATAATCTAACTCTGATTTTAGTTTGGCTTTTAGAATTAAATCATTATTTTTTTTATCAAGTAATTTTGCTTTTATTATTTGATTGTCCCAATAATTTATTATATCATTTCTTTGTTCTAAACTAGCTTGTAGCTCATCTAATTCAGCAATAGCTTTTTCTTTTTCTAATTCGGCTTTAGCCTGTTCAGTTATAGCATTTTCTTCATCAACCATTGTTTTAAATGCTGTTTGTACATCTCTTATAGCTTGTTGTCTTTTGGTTTCTTTATCAGTAGCAGCTAAAACCATATCGACAAGCTCCTGCTGTTCTTCTTTTTTCTTTTGTTCTTTTTCTGCTTTCTCCTGATTTGCTGCTGTTGTTATTTGTGTTTGCAGTAATCTTTGACTTCTTAATTTTTTAGTATCTAAGTTTATTAATTCAGCCTGAAGTTTTGCAAGTTTGTCTTTATCTTCAATATTATTTTTACTTAAAGTCATTTCTTGCTCTTGTGCAGCTATTACAAGCTTCTTAGCTTCAATTTCTTTTAAAGTAATATCTTCCTCTATTTTTTGTGCTTTTCTAAGTAGTGCTACTCTTTCTGTAGCATTATATTTATCTCTTTTTTCAGCTTCTAATCTAATGTCATTTATTTCTCTATTTGCTTTTGCTCTTTCAACAATAATGTCTCTTTCAATATGATGAGCTTTAGCTCTTTGGTCAGCAATTTGACCTGCAATTTTCATTTCTTTTTGAGTTTCCTCTCCAAAGTTTTTTATTGCATCAGTAGCATCATTTATGTTTGTTTTAGCATCATTAAAGGCAACAGCCATTCCTGACAAATCTCCTTTTGCTAATTTTAATAAACCTTTACCTACATTTAGAATACTTGTTCCAAAATCTGAGAGAATGTCTACAACATTGTTTATTGCTACCTGACCCTGCTTTATTAGTTTTGTAAATCTTTCCTGCCCTTCTTCAGAAGCTTTAAATGCAGCAGTTACAGCAGCTATAGTAGTCACAAACAAACCAAGTAAACTAAGTTTTAAAATGCCATCAAGAGTTTTAAAGCTTTTACCTAAATTTAAAACACCACCTTTTAAAGCCATTAATCCACTTACAGCACCTCCTGTTTGACTGTCTACAGCTTGCAAAGCTCCTCCAAAATCTAAGGCTTCAGCTTTAGCTTCACTTAAAGCTTTAGTCGCTTCTGTTCTTTTACCTTTAAGTTCAGTAAGTGCCTTTTTTTCTGAGGCTAATTCTTTTTTAGTTTGTTTTATCTGCTTATTTAAATCTTTTCTTCTATTTAAATCTTTAGCTGAAGTTTGTTCTAATTGATTTTCATAATTCTTTAAATCTTTAGTAATTCGCTGTAGTGCTTCGTCTTGTAACTCTAACAGTTCATTAACTTCATTAAGATTTTTTTCTGCTGCTTTTATATTAGCATCAATAATAATAACCTTTTTAATTGCCATAATATCCGTCTTTTATTTGTTGATATGCTTCTTTAAAGGTTTCTGGCATTTTGTTTTTGCCCATAGCAATCTGAGAATACTTCCCTTTGCATTTTGTTAGTTTAATAAGTTCGAGTAATTGTTCTATCATGATAATTCGTTAAGTAGTTCTAAGCTGCTTTCTCCTGTGAGCATATTGGTTCTAACTGTGTTTATTTTATAACTAATGTCATTGATAATAAACTTGTCATTTAAATTGTAGTTAAGTAAAATGCTTAAAGGCAAGTAAGCTTTAACCTTAGTTATTCTTCTTTTTATGTTAAATACATCAGAGATGTAAGAAGAGTAGTAATTTTGAAATAGGCTTTGGTTGTTTGTAGTTCCTGTATACTCATCTACCTCACTACCAAAATTAATAGTCTGTGAGGAGTTTAAATTAACATTAGAAGGTCTATTGTAAGTTGTTAAACCTGCTGCCTCATTAGAAGTGACTCCATCTTTAAATGAGAGTTTAGAATCTGCACTACTAATAGTCTGGTTAACATTATAAAATATTAAAGGTTTTGTCAGATCAGTTTCTTGGTCTGCATTAACACTCCATCCCCATTGTATTTCACTTTGATTGTTAGTAAGAGTTGATGAACTGTTTTGGTCAGACAACCTTTCATAAACCATTTTAGCGAAGGGTAGTTCTATGGTGTATTTAGTACCAACATCAATAGAAGTATCTCTTGATGGAGGACTAAGCAAATCTCCAAACACTTGGTTTTGTATTCTGTTAAAATTTATAGCTAAAAAAGAATCTGGCTCTTGAAATTTAAACTGTATGTCGTTATAAGGCAAAGCCATTTTAATTTCACTAGTATTCATTTCAACATGAGCAGTAATATCATAAGAATTGCTAGTCGCATAAAAACTATCTAATGTTTTTACCTCAATAATGTTCTGGTCATTAACAAAAGCAGTTAAATTATAAGTCTGAAATAAGCCTGTAAGAAAATCAATAATTTTAATGTCAGGCACATTTTGATTAATATAAACAAAGCCTAGTGTATCGTTAGTGCCTCCATTTACTACATAGTCGTTAGTTCCTCCACCAAAGTTTAAAATATCATTTGCTGTTAGTTCTAAAGTTGGAGTAAATGATAAGGCTGAGGTGCTTTCTACGACCCATTGTATTTCATAATTGCCCGCAGTATTTTCATCCAATGTAAAGTCAACAGAATTATTGCCTGTTACATTTGTTATTTCAGCAATTCTAGTGTTAGATACATTGTCAATAGCATAAGCTGTGTAGACTATTGAGTTGTCAGTCGGAACTATGCTTAATATAGCAAAATAAACTATTTTGTCTGCAGTGTTTATATTCACACTCCAAGTGGTGTTTCCTATGTTAAAAGAATAATTGTCACTTCCTGAAAGTTGCCAGTTACCAATTACTTTATTTAAAACTTGTTGTCCGTCTGTATTTGTTCCTATTCTTCCTTTATTTCTAGCAAGCCATAAATATAAACTGGCAAAAGGCTCAGAATTATTAAAAAAGTCTGATGAAAATACAATATCACTTGAAAATCCATTAGCTACTGTATATCTAGCTTCAATAGCATCTATAATTTCTTGTAGTCTTATGGCAGGTTTTAAATTAGTATATTCAACTCCATGATTTAATGAACCCTGTCCGTTACTTTGATAATGAACATTATAATCTTCTTCATTTGTTGCATCTGAATTAAAAAAATATCTTCCTGCTTCAGCTTGTATTAAAGGATAGACAATAGCTCCACTACTGAGATAGGTGTCAGATTGTAAAGCATTTTTAACTATAAGCTTTGAATAAGTATGGTCATAAGCAGAAAGGTTTAAAACGTCTAGTTTATCTTCAGCTAATAAAGTTTTTAGGTTTACTGTATTTCCAAAAAATGTTACATTGTATGAGCTAGCCTGATTGTTTTTCATTTTAACTCCATTGAGCTGCAATACTCCTGTCTTAAATTCTAAAAAGTTTAATTCTAGCTTACTACTAATTTTAGTTCTGGCATCAAAGCCTGCATCAATATTGAAGTTGTAAAAGTGTTTAAATATCTTATTGTTATTTTTTGAGGCAGGTAAATTAAAAGACTTAGTGAAATCAGTAAATATTTTACCTACATCTCTTACGTTTTGTATAGATTGAGTGATAGAGACTGATTCGTCTTTAAACATATCAGCTCTTAACCCATTAATATAAATTTGTAGTGCTAGCATTATTTAATATTGTTTATAGTGCTAAAGGCATAATCGAAGCTCATTGTATAATTTATAAGTCCTTCATTAACTCCTTTTTTAAATCTCAAGCTTTTAGTTTTTATGTTTATTGGCAAGACATTGTTTCCGTCGTCTACAAATATTTGTTTACTAAGCATTATTTCTTCAATGACTTCATTAAAGCTCTCGTTAATAAACCCTGTATTCATTTCAATAGATTCACTTCCATTAACTCCATAAGTTGCTATACTGTGTTTAGAAATATCATAGCTAGGAGAAGAGGTAAAGTCCATTATATTTCTGTTGTAAGTACTTCCTTTAACACTTAAGCTTTTTTGTGACCTTTTAAAAAATGGCATGATCTGTAAAGCTCCAAACTTGTTATAAAAGATTACTTGTAATTGCTCATACTTAGGCTCACATACAGCCTCTAAGGTTAAAGTAAAACTTTGCTCATAGCCTGTTTTAGTAGAAACTACTGTAATAGTATCTCCCGTTTGTAACGTCAGAGTCGGAGTTACTCTTATGTAAACTATCTTTTCTGTTGAATCGGTAGAATCAGGAACTACAATAGGAGTTAAAATAGAACCCCAGTAATTTTGGTATAAGTTCCAGAACTCATCAGTCCTTTCCCACTTAATGTTTGCTCCTCCTCCACTAATAAAAGTAATAGTAGGCTCTGCTTCTGCAAATACTGGAAAGACAATGTCTGTACCCTGTTTAAAATATATAGTTGTATTGCTTTGTAATAAAGCAGGTGTGTAATCAGGTCTAGCTACAATGCTATAATTGTCAGGAGTTGAAACCATAATATCAGCAGCTAATGCCAATGATGTATTACTTTCTATGGCACTAATTGTAGTACTACCTCCCTCACTTAAATTGTTTACAGTATCTCCTAGACTTACTGTGTCTAAAAAGTTTTGAGTTGAGTCTTGTAATTTAAAAGCTACTGTTACTCCATCTGTTGTTCCTGTGACTACTGTGTTTATAGGATTAGTAGCTGTTCTAGGGTTTACACCTTCTTCAAAATATCCAAACCCATCAAAAGCTAAGTAAGGAGTGGCATCTTCTGCTGCGGCTGTTTGTCTTATGTTATAAGTTTCTCCACTTGTCATAATATCGGAACTTAGACTAAGAGTAGTATTGCTATCTATTGCAGAAATAGTTGCTGTTGTTCCGTCTGTTGTATTGTTAACTGTATCACCAATTTGAACTGAACTTGTAAAGTTTTGAGTGCTGTCTACTAGCTTGTTTGCTGTTGTTGCAGTTGTTGTTCCAGAATCTTTAGTTATAACAGTAGAGGTTTTAACCCACACTCCGTCTGTTGAAAAGTTGCCATATTCTGTCTCTAAATAATCTTTAACAAGTGAGCTTATTTCAAAGGCTATGTAGTTGTTTCCTGATATGGCTGTTTTTGTTAATGTGTATTGTGATGGAGATGGAGAAGCTGTATAAGTACCTGAGTAAATATACAATGTCATTGTTGCTGATTCTATGCTTCCCTGTGAGGGAGTTATTTTTATAAAGTATGGACTTCTTGCGTTAATTATTGCACTCATTTACTTTTTATTTAATTGTTCATTTATATTTCTTTCTATGTCTATTGCAAAATTTTCTACAAAACCTTCTGGTAGGCTATTCCAATATTTTTCAAAGGGTTCAGTAAAAAATAAACTAGGCTTTATTCCTTTAAGAAATACACTTCTAGCGAGTAGAAAATCAGTAATTTTTCTTGGCAAAAACCTTCCTTTTTTGTCTCTAATTCCTTTTAATCCTTTTTTTCTTACTGCCCATTGGTCAAAAGCTGATGGAGGTGGCATACCTTTTAAACCTCTTTTACCACCTTTGCTTTTATAAGAAAAAGGTGTATCAAATTTTTGTTTTACTCCACTAACCCCTTTATCTTGAAATTCTCCATACTGTTCCATTAAAAAAGCAAGACTAAATCCAGTAGGAGTTTTACTTGGTTGATATGTTAATGAATTAGATAGTTTGCCAGTAACATCTTTTTTTTCTTTTTTTAAATTAGCTTTAGCAGCACTAATTACATTAAGAGCAAAAGCATTTAAAATTTTATATGCGTGTTCATTTTTCATTAGCAAATAGTCATGTCTGTTGGAACTACAACGTCAAAAGTTACTGCCCATCCTGTTAAACTATTCTCAAACCTTTCGTTAAAAGGCTCACAGCTTGCTGTTCCCTCTACTTGATACAAGTCGCTAAATAAATCTCCTCTCATTAGCTTACTAACTATTCTAGCTGCTACATTGAGCTGAGTGTTTAGAATGTCTTGTTCGTTAGAGTTTCCTAGAAATGCAGAAGCACTTTCTGTTTTAGGATCGTCTACAATATCCATGCACATAATAGTCACATTAAATGTTGTTGTTGGAGCAGAGATAGTAGCTTGATTGACCATAATGTGTGACAATGGAAATATTGTTTGTTTAGCTAAGTCAATGTCATAGATATTTCCATAGCTTACAGTATTAACAAAAGGTTCTGCTTCTAAAGCTGTTTTTAGTGTGTCAATTATATTATAATAAGTTGTCATATCGTTTTTATAAATATTGGTGTGAATGAGTTTATATCACTATTGTTTGCTTCTTTTATGTAATCGTCTAGCCATTCTAAAGCTGCATCAAATTCAAAAACTTCCTGTGTGACTTTTGCTTTTATTAAACAATCCAGACATTTCCAATAATCGTATATAGCTCTTTTAGGGTTTGTGGTAGATATGCCAACCATAGCATCTTCAAAGCCTTCAGCTAAAACAATGCTTTCATCATAAGGAATTAGTCCCCTTTCATACAACTCTTCTACTAAAAACTCTTTCATTATTTAATTTTACTTCTTATCATTCTTTCTTCTAGTTCATTTTTATCTTTTTCAAATGTTAGAAACATTAAACATTGATGTAAGGGTAGTTTGGTAACTTGGTCAATGTTGGCAACATTTCCTGAAGCAAGTCGGTATATACTTGAATACCAATTCCATCGTCTTGCAAAATTTGCTTTTGCTGTAAGGTCAGATTCTGTAGTTCCTCCCTCAAATAGATCGGTATATGATTTACTAACTCGCTGCTTAAATTCCAAAAAAAAATCAATGCTCCAAACACTAAATCTAAAGGCATTTTCTGCATATCGTATTTATCATAAGTCTCATACTTTTCAATTAGATATTTATTTTTTTTCCTGTATGTTACTGGTCTAAATAAAACACCCATAGCTTTGTGCATAGTTTCCCAGTCATTTAAAGTAGAATCAATGTCAACATATTCTCCAAAAGTCATTTCATCTAAATTTGGTATAAATCCAAATTCTAACTCTCCTCTTTGAAAAGAAGAATTAAACTTAGGTTTGATTTTAAAGATTTCGTTTAGGTGAGTTGTAATTTCTTTTATTGAAGAATATCTTGTAGCAAAGACAGTACTCATTTCTATATTACAGAATATCGAAACCATTTTTTGATTCACAAACAAACTATCTTCATTGTCTTTAGAAATCTTTAGAAACTTTTGATATTGCTCTAATGTTATTTCTGATAGTGTTTCAGGTACTAGGATTTTAACTTTCATACTATATGTACAATAAAATCACAAAGTGTACTCCACCCTATTTAATAAAAGTGATATTCTCCTCTGTTTGGATTTTCTAGTTGCATCATAAGTGCATAGCGAGCTGCATCAATGCAGTCTGGATGTGAGCCTGTAGGTTTTTGTAGATCGTTACCTTCTTTATCTTTAGCCCATATATAACCCTGAAGCTCTTTGATTAGATTCTTGCTTCTTCTAGTTACATAAATTTCATTTTGATTCATTAGGTTAATTCCATAGACTATTGAATCTCTACCTTTTGTTACAGGATAAACTGCATGACCATAGTTTTTTAATTCAGCTATAGATTTAGGCTCTGCTGAATCAGCATAAATGTTTTCTCTTATATGTTGGTTTGTAAAAAATAAGCTAATGTCTCTATTGTGCATACCTTTTCTATAAAGCATTTCATCAAATAGGTAAGCACTATTCCATTTGTATAATCTTATATAAGTTGAAGGGTCAACAGAATAGCCAAAGTCCATTCCTCCACAAAGCAGTCTTGCATCTTCTGGTATTTTATCAATCTCTTTCCAGTCTGGAATACAAACTCCCTCTAAGCTTCCTATCTCACCTAAGCCATATACTTTCCACCAATTAGCCCAGTAAGTAGAAGTCTTAGCTTTGTCTCTTGCTTTCTCTATTTCTTTAACTATTGATTCTGGTAGACTGTCATTGTCTTTGTAGGTTAGTGTAACAAAGTCAGTATCACTCTGTCCTATTAGTTCTTTATCTACCCAAAATAGATTTGCAGGATTATAGTCTAGCCAGATGTTTCCACTTGTTCTGACTGCTAACTGTTGGTAAGCATCAAATGGCACATTGTTACATTCGTTTATGTACAAGTCTGTTCTTCTTGCTCCTCTAAGTTTGTCTGGTTGATCTGTGGAGAAAAACTCTATATAAGAGCCATTACTAAATTCGTATTTTAAAGTACTTCTATTAAACTTCTTTTCATAGTACCTGTTTAGGCTCTTTAATATACTTAGAAAGTCTTTTAAAGCTCCTCTACGCAAGTGAGGAATAGATTCGGATACTACACTTATTTCTTTGCCTTTGTTTTTAATAGCATAGTCAATCAGTATTATCAATATTGCTATTGTTTTTCCTGCTGAACTTCCTCCTCTAATAATCTTAGTTCTACTGTTTAGGTTTAGTAGTTTATTTAAGGCTAAGGTTTTTTTGACTTGCATACTAATCTATAAACAAAGGCATATCTTCATTTATTGTTATGTCTTTAGTTTCAATAGGCCTTCCCCTACGATAATTTAGATAAAGCTGTATGGCTCTTAAATCTCCGTCTGCTATTAATTCTTTAAGTTGTTTTATAACATCTTCTTCATTAATAATCAAATCTAATTTTTCTATTAAATCTTGCTCTTCAGACTTAGGCTTTCTACCTGCTCCTGTTCTTTTACCTCCATTATATTTTCTTTTATCCATAATTGAAAAAGATTGATTAATCAATTTTTATATTCTCTTAAATATTAACGATGTAACTTGTTTTTTTTATAATCATTATACCATTTTTTTAATTTGTTATATTTAAGATTTTCTGTACTAAAATAACTTAACCTTATATCGTCATAAACTCTTATATAATAGTTGTTAAAAGTTTCTGTTTTGGGAATTAAAAAATCTGGATTTTTAATTTTTGGCCATTTTATTTTCAAATAATACTCCACATATTTTCGATTGCTATTATTTTGTTTTATCATTATTCAATTTTTATATTTTCATTAGGTAGTGGCACTTCTACATTAAACCACTCCCTTAAAAACTCTACACATTTTAAATGATACTCCTCTTGTTCTATTGTAGAGTTATCAGTTGTAGACTTAGGTATCTGTATTATCTCAGCTGTCTCTTCATTTACTCTTTCATCAAATAGAAATCTATTTTTAAAAAACTCATGAGCTTTCTCTTTAGACCATACTTCTCCCCATTCGTTATATATTGCATTTACTGCTATTGGAATAATTACTCCAAAGTAGTATGCGTTTTGAGGGGAGCTTCTGTACTTTCTTTTCATCTTAATTATTACTTCGACATCCTTTCCCTCAAAGTGTTTAACAGCATTAGCTATCATGCTTTTGTTTCTCACTAGCTTTCCATTTAAAACTCGTGACATAACAGCTATACTCTTCATTTAATCTCTATATATAAATAACTTATTTTTTTTATCATTTACAGAAAAGCCATTTTTTTTGAGAATGTTAATTGCAATTTTAACCTCTCTCTCTTGCTTTCTGAAATGTTCAAAAATTTCATTACTTATTGCTTCCGATTTTGGCATAATTAATTTTTAAATTTTACTTCTATTTAATTTCAAATTATAAATTGAAATTTCTATACTTTGGATTTCTTTTAATAAACCTGTCATTTCATTGTGTGTTATATGTATTCTGTTGTTATGCTTTTTCATGTTTTTATTAGAACTATAAGCAACCATATAACAACAATTATTTATAATAAACTGACATAGTTTTTTTTTATAATCTTCAAAATATTCAATATCCTTATTAAAACTTTTAATTAATCTATCATGTTCACAAATATCCATCAAACTATGTACTCCTATTTTTTATATTCCAGATATAATTTTTTCATTACGTTAACCATTTCTCTTACACATGATCCACATGAGCTGACTTGCCTTCTTGATGCTAGCACCCTATTGTGTATAGCTACCATTTTTGTTTGCTCCTCGTGTGTTAGTGTTGACTTTCTGCTTTTATAAAAAACATCAAGCCACTTGTACTCCTCATCATTCAAACATTCTGTTGACCTGTATGGAAACATCTTATTTAGTAATGCTTTCCTTTCATCACATCCACAGTCAATTCCTGTGACTTCACTGACTTTCTCCACTACTTTTTTTATTCCTGTTTTCTTAGTAAATTTTTCTATGCTATCTCCAAGACCTTTAGATTTTGGAGCAGCTTTTTTTCTTGTTGCCTTTTTAGCTTTAGCCTGTTTTGCCATAATAATATTCTTTTGCTACTTCTTTTTTAATTGTTAGTTTACACCTCTTTAGTGTTTTAAATACAGCCTTACTGCTTATTGCAGTAGCTGTAGATATTTTTCTAATACTTGGTATGTGGTAAACATATAAGTTTAACATCTTTTTATCATACCAGTACATATTGCTAATAGTCTTTTCTATTTTGTTAAAGACTACTTCCATTTGTGGTTTGCTAGGTGTTTCTTCTGGTTGGTCTATGTTAGGAAAGTGATTATTAATACTTACTGTTAGTATTTTCTTTTTCTTGTAGTCATTAATTATTAAGCTCTTTAATGTTCTGAAGAAATACTTTTTATTTATTTTTCCGTCAAACTCATAATATTTGACAGGATCAAATGAAGAATGTAAAAGAATTTTTAAATAAGCATCTTGAACAAAATCTTCAGCATTTTTTTTCTGTGTAAAGTTTAAAGAATTTTTAATCACATATCTAACCCATTCCACATGGAACTTAGATATGTCTATTATTACTTGATCTTTACTCATTTGACTAAAACTAATGTTGCATTAGGTTCTAGTTCATCAAGTAATGCTTCGGTTAGTTTCCATTTTAGTCTCCAGACATCAGTCTCAAAACCTTTAACTTCAACAAGCTCTATTGAGCCATCAGGATAAATTACTTTAAAATCAATAAAGTAATTACATATTTTCTTTTCATTTACATACAGTCTCAATGGATGTTGAGGTATGTACTCAACTATTTCTCCTGCTTTTAATCTCCATTCTAATTCAGCAGCATAGGCAGCTTCTTTTTTACTATGGTAGGTTCTACCATTAAACTTCTGCTTAATTGCTTTGTACTTATTTCTGTTTTGATATTTCTTAGTGTACATACTAAGCAATACATTATACAAAAAATATCAATACAAAACAATACTTTCAAATACTTTTTTTCTGAACAATCATTTCTCTATCTAAATCTTCTACAACTTTTATAATAATGTTTTCTTTTTCTTTTAATGTTTTAGTGTACTTATTGACTTTAACCCAAAGTCTTGGGGTTTCTAATTCTTTAGTAAAAGTTGGAAATAGAAACTGCTTCATAAATTTTAACATAACTTTATTTTTTATCGATTTGTTTTAATTTTTTTATTGCCCATTCAATTCCTGAAGCACCTCCCCACGCATCCCACATAATTCCTCCACAACCTTCTGTGTAGGGAACATCTTTATGTTGCTGATGTCTTTTGAATGAAGCCATTCTTGCAATGGTATCTCGGCTTATTTTTTTCTTGTCAGCAAGTTGCCTAGCTCTAGTCCATCCAACTTTTGTTCCACAGCTTGAGCCGTTTTCTTCTTTGTACTTAATTGCTTTCTTAGCATTGTTAGAAGCAGAAGCAGGATAGTCATTGTATGATTCAAGATTTACTTCTTCATACTTGTCTCTGTATTGTTTTGAACAGACTGCTAGTCTTTGATCGGTATTTGGAAATTCGCTTACAGTTACTGAATCACTCATGCACCTTTGCATAAAGTCTTTCCTAGATTCTGTACCTTTTGGTTTTGGTAGTGGCATAATATTTATTTAAATGTGAATTTTTTAGCTCTTCTAGTCCATCCTTCTGAAATAGAAGCTTCTGTTTTTTTTGTTTCTTCGTTATGGTTTCTTATTGAATTGTCTGCAGCAAGTTCAAATCTTTCATCTAGGTATGTTCTAAAAAAGGTTAGTATTTTATCTATTGACAGTCTTTCATAAAACTCACCATATTGCCCTGAAATAATTCTTTTAAACAGTAGAGTTAGATCAGAGATTTTAAGCATATAAAACTCCTCAACAACCATGCTAGAACATAAATTAATTTGTTCCTCACTCATTGGTTTGTTAAGATTTAAAACTTTATTTAAATACAATAGCCAGAAAGTAATTAACCCCTCAGTAAATTGTCTACCATGTTCTCTTTGAAAACTTGCTACACTTGGAGCTTTACTTTCAATAGCCTGTTGAATGTTTGCTATTTTACCTGAATGAAGCATACAGTTTTTAGGACTGTATTTTTCGAGCAAGTTCTTCTTGGAACTCTTTTGAATAGCTGAGTCCATTTTTATTACTTTGTTTTTCATTTATTATTTTTTGTGGGTAGATACCTTTCCACCCATTAGCCATAGCAGCTTCAATAGATTCTACTGCATGAGATTCATTGTCTGATTCGTTAACAAGCTTTTTTAAGGCAGCTTGTTCACTTTGTAAAGTCCTGTAATTAAACTTAAATTCCTTAGCCTTATATATTTTCCAGTTACTCCAAGTATTTAAAAATTGTTTAGAGTTATAAGGATATACTACTATTTCTTTTTCTTCTTCTATCTTCTTCTTCATCTTCATCTTCATAGAAGAGGTTTTTTTGGGTTTTGTTTGGGTTTTTACCTTAGGAGGTCTACCACCTTTATATCCGTTTATTGTTTGTTTTTTTATAAAAGCTATTCTTTCTAAAATAACATTGTTTAATCTTTCATTAAAGAAGTAATCACCATTATCAATAAATTTCTCTTTGACCATTTCTGGTAGGTTTTCCCAGTCATAACCCAAAAATAACCTAAGCCTTTTTTTGGGTATTCCGTTTTCATTATATAAGCTCCACTGTTTGCATAATAGAGTAATATATACTCCTCTCTCCTCCATAGTTAAATCCATAACTCCAGTCAAGAAATCTTGAGCATATAATTGAAAGGCAGGTGATTTAGCTGACATAGTGTATTTCTTTTTTTAAAACATTATTTAATGAAAACATATTATTGGCTCTTACATAAAGCTCTTCCTGTTGACTGTCACTTAGCTTTGAAAAAATTATATCTATTTTTTCTTTATAAGTTGCTGTCTTATGGTTTAAAATATTTCCTAATTTATTTGTGCAGTAGCTGACTTTATTTCTAAAATCTTTATCAACTTGCATTAGGTCATTACACTTAGCTATTGCTATACAGACAGTAGAATGAGACCTGTTTATTAATTTTGAAATCTCAACAGTTCCGTAGTTAGTTTTTTTTCTAGCTATATAGGAATAGATTTTTATTGCATCAGGATAAGGCTTTCTCCTAGTTTTTATGGAGATGTCAATGTCCTCATACAAACTCTCTACTACAGCTTTAATTTGAATTAAATCTTTCATTTTTTTTTTCTTTATAATGACTTAAAGCTTTGTAAAGTCTATTGACCTGAGACTTAAATTTTATAAGTTTTTTATTTAAAATCTCAATAGAAGTTTCAGAAATAAACATCATTTGATTTATAGTTTCAATGTCATTTGTTAACATATTTATATTGTTTTCAAACAAAGTAATCTCTCTTTGAATTACTCCTATACTACCCATAACATTTAAAACTCTATAGGTAGTATTATTTAGTCCAGTCATAGGGTTTATAGAGCTTTGTTGCTCTTCAATTAAATATGAATTTTTAAGTTCATTTAATCTTGATCTAGCTGACTGAACTGAAATAGTTTTTATAACTGACAGTCTTGTAATTCTTGAAATATCAGAAGCAGATAAAGGCTTCTCATTTCTTTTCATTATATCAAGTATTCTTTCTCTGTCGCTTTTAAATTCTTGTTCTTGATTTATTAGTGAATCGTTTCTGTTTATAAGTGTTTCCATAATTAAAAAGGTAAATCGTTAGGTTCATCATTATTCATGTCATCTTCTGAAATAGTTTCAGCATTGATGCCATTTTTCATTCTCCACTCTGAAGAAGTTTTTATTGTTTCTTGTAACCAAGAGGGTACTAAGTCATTGTCAGAAGTTATTGCATCTGCATTGAAATTGTCATTGTAATCCCAGATAAAGCTGTGATTGAACTGTGCAGGACATTCAAGTCCTTTAGGTAAGGTAGAAATGCCACCTATATTAGCATAAGTCTTATCACCTACAGAGTTGTGAACTATTGAGAGCATACACTCAGCTCCTAGCAGTTTACTTAAATCAAAGGCTTGACAATCGTCAGCAGTTAATGCTTTACCTCTCCAGTTATTTAAAAAAGGAAGTAAGGCTGACTTTTCATGTAATGACTTAGTAAATTGTCTTTCTATTACATAAGGTTGCTCACCTTTGTCAGGATTAAATACTTTAGTTAAGGTCGGTAGCTCAAACTTTAATCTTATTAATGTTCTGCTTTTTTTCTCTCCCTGCCATTCTGTTGCTATTGTTCCAATGTCAATCATTGAAATACATCTTGCAGGGTAACTTCCTGAGGGAATAATGTCTCTTTTTTGAGAATTTGAATTAGTTAGTATCATAGTTATTTATTTAGGGTTTGTTTAGGTTTATGTATTTTTAAAATAGGATCGAAGTAGCCTTTATCAATTAATTGGTAGGTGATACAATCTCCTGCATTAATTGACGAATGAGGAATGTTGTTAAACCATACTGCTACATCTCCGTTTTCCATAAAAACATCAAAGACAAAGTTTCCATGTTTTGTTCTTCTAGGTAGACTTACAGATTCTATTTTTTGATTAAGTTTAATTATCATGAAATTGTGCTTTTAAAATTCTTAGTTGTTTACCATGACAAGTAGCTTTAATCTTGCCAAGTTTAATTCTATTTCTTACTGTTCTATGACTTAGATTAAGGTATCTAGCAGTTTCATAAATAGTCATCTGCTTGTCTAAAGAATTAGCTTTTATTATTTGCTCGTAAACTGTCATAATTAAAATGCTAAAGGGTCATTCATTAATTTACTACTCATCTCATTCATTATTTTTCTGTCAAGAGAATCGTAGTCTATTTCTCTATGATTAATATTAGCATAAGGAGCTTCAGAAAAATAGATTACTTTATTGTTGTGAGTGTCTATCAGGTTATAAATAGTGTCGCCTATTAACTCTGCTGCTGCTTTATCACTTTCAGCATAAACATCAAACTGCACTTGAACTCGGTATCTTTTTTGTTTTGTCATTAGGATTGTGGTGTTAGGTTAAATAATTCTATTCTTCTTTGTAAGATTCTTAAAACCTCTGATTGATACTGGTTAGGTATTTGTTTATAACCAGAAAACCAGTTATTTCTAATTGATAGAGGTTTTTTTCTGTAGTGTTCAGCTAATACTTTTATTAACTGTTTTTGTTGGTTGCTGTCTAATAAATTAAATAGCTGTTGAATGTTCTGTTCCATTAGTTACAATGTTGTTTATTACGTTAATTTTTAAAGTTTTGTATTGTTGTGGTGTAAATTCTAAAGCTTGATCGTCTTTGTCCCAAACTGTTATATGTATGTCAAAAGAAGAAAGCCTGTTGTTGTAGTGACAATAGCCTGCAAGTTCAACAGCATAATCTCCAGACTTTAAACAATGATTATTTAAATCATAATTAGTTGAAGTGTATTCGTCTGAATAAAAAGGTAGGCTAATTGGTTGTAAATCAGATATTAATTTCGTAAATTGTATGCTTGTCATTACTGTTTATTATGTATTATTATAATTATTACACTTACAAATATATAAAAAACAGTACAATAAAAAAATAAAATATACAATTAAAATGAAAAAACCTTAAAAAACAGTACAAATAACAACAAGCAACCTAACAAAAAATGAAAGATACTTATCAAAGAATTAACAAGATCATTGCTCATTATAGCATTACACTTAACACATTTTGTGAAAAACTTGGATTAATGTCTACAGCTACTATTTCAAAAATTATTCACGAAAAAAGAACTCCTTCTCAAAAAACAATAGGAAGAATTATTAATGCTTTTCCAGAAATTAGCTACGACTGGCTAGTTAATGGAGAGGGAGAAATGTTAAAAGCATCTAAAGAAAAAACACAAACAGTAAACAATGATGACTTAACAGTAACAAGTAAACAAATAATAGATTTTATTTCAACTGATATTAAAAAATTTATTGACACTCGTATTGGAAAAAATACAGATAATTTTAATAATAAATTTCTTGATGTTAAAGACGATATACTTGACAAAATTAATATGCTAATTAAACAGTCTCACAATAACACTCTAAATACAATGAAAAAATTGTATACCCCTAAAGTTGTTGAAAATTTAATAAATCAGGTAGACATTATAAAGAAAAAATCAATAGTTACTAATAATAATTTTTTAAAAGCTCATGACAATACTTTGGATAAAATAGATGAGTTAAAAAATAAAATAATCGAAATAAGCAAAACAATTTCAGAAATTGAAACTTATAACCTATTAGAAGAAAAAAGAAAAGAAAAAATTGATAAAAAATAAAATAAATAGACATAACGGAAAGAAGGTCTTCTGTTTTTAATCATAATATAATAACATATGAACTTTGAAGATTTTACAGAAGCAATTCACCACACTAAACATTTATCTAAAGAGGAAAAAGAAATTCTCTATAACAGATGGAGAAAAGAATATTTAAAAAAATTAAAAAATAAATACTCTTTTTTAAAAAATAAAAAAAGTAAAACTTAACTCCAAAGTTTATTACTTGTCTGAATTAAAGTATTTAAATTAAACTTTTTATATTTTAATAAAGTCTTTGCATCTTTTATGCCTGCAATCTGCATTAATTGGTGGTCTGGCATACCTCTTTCACTCATCAAAGTTATAAATGTTCGTCTAGCTGTATGACTACCTATAAGTTTCCATTTAGGAAAAACTTCTTCTTTCTTATTTTTACCCATGTATGAAACTTTTTTTATGCTATCATTAATCTTTAGTTCTTTACAAATCTCTTGTATTTTTAAATTAAATTTTTGACTAGATATTTTAGGCAACTTCCACTCGTATTTATCTAATAATTTTTTTAATTTATTGTGTAGAGGAATAAAAGAAGTAATTTTAGTTTTCTTAGCTTTTTTCACTATAGCTCCATCTCTTACATCTGCTTTTTCAAACATAGAATAATCAGAAAACCTTTGACCTGTATATGCTCCGATTAGAAATAAATCTCTAGCTCTTTCATTAGATGCACTTAACTTTGCATCTTCTAATAATTTAAGTTCTAATTCTGTTAGATGCACATCATTAGTCTCATACTTAGCTATCTTTATATTATTATAGTCAGTCAATACTTTATAGCCTTTTTTACTGCACCATGAGATCATTGTTTTAAAAATACTCATATACCTATGCAAAGTATTGTCATTCAAATTATATTCTTTTCTCATAAATGTTATAAATTCAGCATAAAAATTGTCATCTAAATCATTTAATTTATATTGTTTTTTATTTAGCTTTTCGAAGTGAAGAGTTTTTGTCAGCATGGCTCGATACTTTATAAGCATTTTTACACCTACCTCCTGCATTTCTTCTCTTTCTTTTATAAATGCTTTCCAGAAATCTTTTAAATAAATTAATTGTTGTTTTTTTATGCTGAAATGCTCTTTTAAATGTCCTATAGTAAGCTCTTTACCATGATTATCTATAGCTTCATGTAGTTTGTCATTTATTCTGTTAAGCTTATCTGTAATACGTCTTAGCTTATAACTATCTCCACCTCTTTTTAATTTAGGAAGTCTATTTTCTTTTGACCAGTCTTTTGGATGTATAGATAAACCAGAACTTATTTTAAAATAGTTTTTTTCTTTTTTAACATAATATCTTATATAAATAATACTTTTTTTATCTTTATTAGGTTCTTTTAAAGTAAAATACATATTACTAGGGTACTGAAAAGGGTACTGTAAATATATATTTAATTTACAATATTATTGGAATGTAATGGAAAATAAAAAGTGACAACATCTTATTTTTACCTTAAAATACAATAAAACTGTAAATTAATATAAATAAATTCAACTCCTGCCACCCCGACTAAAACCTTTGTAAGTTATTGATTTACAGGGGTTTTGTTTTTTTAGGGTACTCAATAGGGTACTATTATTAAATAATTAGCCTATACAAACTACGTTAAAACAAACAGAGCAATAGTAGAAATAGCCATTTTGATTGCTGCCATTTATTTTCATTACTGTTTTACATTTACTGCAATTCATTTTTTTTTCCTAAATCCATAAGCTCATTAATGCAGGTTTTACCACCAAAAACAACAGCACAACCAATAGCAGGCTTTTTTCCTCTTTTAGCATAAGCAAAACTATACTGGTCAAAGTCAATACCACAACCTACTTGACAACCAAATATTTTAAAGTTAGCTCCTACAAAATACTCCGTATAAGCCTGCGTGTGTAAATGTCCCTGTACTGTACTCATCAAATCAGCTTTGCATTTTGTTCTAGCTGTTCCTGCTTCTCCATGTATGTATTGCACATTATCATAGACTACTCGGTCTTTAAACTTCCATTTAGGAGTATTTAAAACATCTTTATAAGATTTAATCCATGCCTTTGGTATATTTCCAGTAAAAGCTTTTCTTCTTATAAGTCTATCGTGGTTTCCAATAATAACATCTGCTTTTGGAAAAGCCCTATACCACCTAGCTATTCTTTTTATTGCGAACTCTAATTCTTCACCTCCACTCATTCCGTCAGGATCAGTTTCATGGTAGGAGCTAAAATGATTATCAATTAAATCTCCAATAAATATTACTTTGTTACAGTTATATTTTGCATAGACATAACTACAATGGTCTAAATAAGAATCTTTACAAAATGGCTCATGGAGGTCTCCTATTATTAAAATACGAGATTCTTTTTTAATAATATTTTGATAAGCAATTTTTTTATTGCCTTTAATTCTCGGTCTAAAATCTTTCATTTACCCTGTCCTTTATATCTTTTCAAATAATGTTTTGAGGATTTGAGTTTGCTAGATTTATTTTTAGAATGTATTCCTTTTCTTTTTTTTGATTTAGATTTATATACTGTTAAAATTTGATTCTTAGCCATTATTTTCTTTTAATTTTCTCAAATGACCTACCTCCAAAATAAGCTGAAATAACAGTAATTAAAGTGAGCTGTAAAAGGTCAATCCATGTGTCTTTAACTTCAAAATTTAAAACACCTGCATCAATAAAAATCATTAATACTGTGGAGATGACTAGGAATAACAAAACTATTGGTCTAACATTTTTAGAAAGCCATGAGCCTTTATTATCACTAACCCATCTTTCAGTTACGTTTTGTTGCATATCAGCTTCAGCATCTACAAATACCTTAGTCATTTCATTCTCAAACTTTGCTCTATCTTCTTTTGAGAAAGTATGTTTAGCTATAATGTTACTTATTTTTTCTGCTACTCCACCTGCTGCTCCACCAAATAGTTTTAATAATATATTTTTCATAAATTAATTTTAAAGCAATTATTGATAATATAATTGTGTAAATGTTTACATGGCTTTCACCACAAATGCCAAGTAAGTGTCTAAGTGTTTCTATCATTTTAGTTCTTTTAGTATTGTATATATTTCTTCTAATTCTTTTTCCATGTACTCAATTTTCAAATCTTGTCTGCCGTCTGCAGGCAAAGCACCTAATTCTCCTCTTGGCCATTTTATTCTAAACTCATCATTTAGACTTTGATTATATCGTAGTCGTGCTACATCCATTTGTAGTGTAGCAATTTCTGCAGTCAAAGTGAACCAAACACCTGTTATAGATAATATGCCAAATATTATACCTATTAAACTTTTTATGTCTAATTGTATTTTAGAATTTTCTGCTAATTCTATTGGTTTTGTCATATTATTTATGATAAAGGTAAAACTGTGAAAGAGCCTATAATTAATATGATAATTAACATAAACATAAACTCTATCAGCTTGTTCATCTTTTATATATTTTATCTTCGATTTTATCTAGTCTTTTATCTTTAGCTTCTATTTGTCCTTCAAGAAATTCTATTCTTTGCTCAATAACTTCTAATGACTGTAAAGGAGGAAGCTTTTTAGCCACCTCTATTTCTTGTTTATTAAGTTCTATTTGTTTAGTTAAAGTGGAATAGGTCATAGTTAAGCTGATAATACCTCCTACTACCATTATAATAGTTTTTAAATCTAAGTTTAGATCAGGTTTGCCATCTCCATCAATATCTACATTGACTTTTTTATTTTCAATTCCCATTACTTATTTCTTTGTATTCTTCCTTAGCATCAAAACATGGACAGACTTTCTTATTAGTAAAATCTTTATGACCATATACTGTAGCTTCAGGATATTTTTCTTTTAAATTTTTTAATAGTTTCTCTAATGATTCTTTTTGTTCAGGTGTTCTAGTATCTATCCATTTGTCCATCGTTCTATCCATCCCTCCTATGTAACATATACCTATAGAATTTCTATTGTGACCTTTACAATGAGCACCTATCTTTCTTTCTGGTCTAGCATCTTGTATCTCACCACTAAGAGTAATAACATAATGGTAACCACAATCTGACCAACCATTTCCAGTCACGTGCCACTCTGTTATATCTTCTACATCAAACTCCTTATGTTCTGGAGTTGCCGAACAATGAACTATAAGCTTCTCTATTTTTCTCATAGTTTCTTAGTCTTTTTTATTGTATAGACAATAGTGCAGATAAGAAGAATTATCTTCAACCATGTTTCTATTTCAGTCATTGTCAAAGCCAAAACGACAGAGTTTAAAAAATAAATCTTCATATCTGCAGAATCCATAATTAATTGATATACTCGTCTACTAACGGAGCTTCTTGTTTTTCTTCTATAGGCTCAAAACTTCCATCTTTTAAATCAATGTTGATTTTACCATAAGTTTCTTCAAGTTCCTTTTTAAATTCTTCTACTTTTTGCTGTGCTTGATTAAGTGCATGAAGCAAATGGAATTTTTGATTCTCTAAAGCTCCTATGTCATGTAAGGCTTTCGATTGCGTGTTTACATGACCTTGTAAAGTTTCTAATTCTTCTTTTTTGATTTTGTTACTCATTTTTATTTATTTAAGGGTTAATTTTTATTTGTTTTATTTACAATTACATTTGTTTTTTAAATCATCTATTTCTGCTTTTAGCTCTTGTATTGCACCTACTAATAATGGCACTAATTTTGACTGGTCGATACCTTGATAATCTGGAACTTGTCTAGTATCTTTGACTGCTTCAGTTTTTAATACGTTTTCAGTCCATTCCTCTTTAGCTTCTGTTATTACATTTCCATCTTCGTCTAATTCTTCTTCTATTGCAGGATGTAAAACATCTTCATAAACAGCAGGACTTACTTCATATTCCTCATCTTGCATTGCATCTTTTTCTCCAGTAATAGCTTCAGGCACTATCTCTTGTACTTCGTGAGCTAAGAACCCATCTACTGTTTTGTCTGCATCTGCTATAAAGTTAAATCTACTAGGTTTTAATTGACTTACTCTATCTAAAGCACCTGTCATTGAAACTACATTTTCTTTTAACCTATAATCAGAAGATGTGTTATATGAAACTGCTGAAGTTCCATTTTGTGAAATAGAACCAATAACACTTGAACCTAAATAAAATAGTGTATAGTTAGAGCCTGTTGCTGTACCAGTAGCGTGTCCAATACGAAGTATTGAATCTGTACCTGCATCAAATTTAAAGCCACCAGAAGTTGGGTCTCCATCTGTTCCAATTAAAACATTCCCCCCAGATGTTATACGCATTACATTTGTAGCATTTTGAGATTTATCAGCACCTGTTGTTAAAGTAGCAAAAACAAATGAACCATCTACAAGAGTTAATCTTGCTGCAGCTACACTTGCTATAATTCCTCTATTTACTCCACTTGTATTTAAATAAGTATTTTGACATAACTCAATAGAATCATCAGCTTT